CTCATCGCATTACCGAATTAAAGTTTGAAGGTAATAACGTGATGGGGAAAGCACTTATTCTTGATACACCGAATGGTAAAATCGTGAAAGGTTTGTTAGACGGTGGAGTTAAGCTAGGTGTTTCAACTCGTGGTATGGGAACTCTTGAGAATAAAGGTGGAGTCAATATGGTCAGAGATGACTATGTGATGAACACCGTGGATATCGTTCAAGATCCATCTGCACCATCGGCTTTCGTTAATGGGATTATGGAAGGTGTTGAGTGGATTTGGAATAACGGTGTCTTGGAACCTCAAGAAATTGAAAAAATTGAGACTGAAATTAAGAATGCTTCTAAGTCCGATCGCTCTGCGGTTGAGATGCGGGAGTTTAAGAATTTCCTCTCTAGATTAAATTTTTAACAGGAGATGAATATGTCCGATAAAGAACTTTATGAAGACATCGAATCTGTTGAAGAAATGGTCGTGGATCCAGATCCTGAAGAGGAACATGAAGCTCCGGCCGAAGACGCAGCAGAAGGCGATGAAGAAGTCTCTGAAGCAATGCACAAAGGCGTAGCACCTGAACTTGACGGTGCGAAGGCTGCTGAGGACGATGCCGCTAAGATTAAAGCATCGGCCCCAGCGCAAGCTAAAGCTCCAGGCGGCGTGGCTACCAAAGGTGACCCAATGCCTAAGACTAAAGCTGGCATGATCAATGCAATGTACGGTAAGATGAATGCTATGAAGAAGCAAGATCTCATGGCTGCTTACCATAAAATGATGAATGCTATGGCTCATCCTAATAAAAAGAATGATGACATGGATGAAATGGATCATGGTAAAAAGAAGCTGATGGCTATGGCTCACGGCAAGAAGAAGATGGAATCTGTAGAGATTGATTTCTCTGCTGATCTTGGCGCTCTTGTTGAGTCAGAAGCAACACTTTCAGAAGGATTTAAAGATAAGGCAGCAGTTATTTTTGAAGCTGCTATCAAATCTAAGCTTTCTGAAGAAGTTGATCGCATTGAATCTGAGCTTCAGGAAGATTTTGACGAAGAGCTGAAGACTACTCGTGAAGAAATGATCGAGCAGATCGACGGTTACATGAACTACGTTGTAGAAAAGTTCATGGAAGAGAACAAGTTGGCAATCGAAAACGGTATTCGTACCGAGATCGCTGAAGACTTCATGACTAAGCTGAAGGACCTCTTTACTGAGTCCTACATCGAAGTTCCAGAGTCCAAGGTTGATCTGGTTGACGAACTCTCTGAGCAGGTTCAAGATCTCGAAGCGAGACTTAACGAAACCACCGAAACTGCTATCGAGCAAAGCAAAGTTATGGAAGAACTCCAGCGTGATGCTATCATCCGTGAGCACTCCCGTGACCTGGCTGAAACTCAGGTAGAGAAGTTGAAGTCCTTAGCTGAAGATATTGATTTCGAAGATGAAGAAACTTTCGCATCGAAGGTTGCTACCATCAAGGAATCTTACTTCACCAAGAAAAAAGTAACGGTTGCAGAAGAAGCCGTTGACGAAGCTGTTGAGGAAGAAGTTTCCGACTCCATGGCCCGTTACGTTTCTGCAATTAAAAGAACCCATAAAGAATAAAAGAAAGAAGGTGTAAAGATATGACTCCTACAGTATCTTACGATAAACTCGTAAAGAAGTGGGCTCCAGTACTTAACGAAGAAACCGCTGGTCCTATTTCTGACTCCTACCGCAGACAGGTAACTGCTGCTATCCTGGAAAACCAGGAAGTCGCAATGCGCGAAGAAGCTCAGCAGGGCTCCTTCGGCATGATTAACGAGTATGGTACAGCTGCTACCAACTCCGCTAACTTCGACCCAGTACTGATTTCGCTGGTTCGTCGTTCCATGCCAAACCTGATCGCATACGACGTATGTGGTGTACAGCCAATGACCGGTCCTACCGGCCTGATCTTCGCAATGAAGTCTCGTTACAGAACCACTCGTGGCGGCGCTACTGCTGGTAACGAAGCTCTGTTCGACGAAGCTCTGACTAACTTCTCCGGTGACTCCAACGGCGCTCAGCCTACCGATCCTTCCGGTCTCGACAGTGGTAACACTGACTCGGATATCGAAGACGAGCGTAGAGAAGATCTGGCAGCTGCTGGTATGGCTACTCCAGACGGTGAAAACCTGGGCGACACCGGTTTCGGTGCACTGTCCGAAATGGGCTTCACCATCGAGAAGCAGACTGTAACTGCTAAGACACGCGCTCTGAAAGCTGAGTACACCATGGAACTGGCACAAGATCTGAAAGCCATCCACGGTCTGGACGCAGAAACAGAACTGGCTAACATTCTGTCGGCTGAGATCCTTGCGGAAATCAACCGTGAAGTTATCCGTACCATCAACTCCCAAGCTAAGACTGGTGCTCAAGACGTAAGCGACAGCACATCTACAAAAGGTATCTTTGACCTGGACGTAGACGCTGACGGTCGTTGGTCGGTTGAGAAGTTCAAGGGCCTGATGTTCCAGCTCGATCGTGAAGCTAACGAGATTGCTAAGCAGACTCGTCGCGGTCGTGGTAACTTCGTCGTATGTTCGTCCGACGTAGCTTCCGCTCTGGCAGCTTCTGGCATGCTTGACTACGCTCCTGCAATGAACACCAACATCAACGTTGATGACACTGGTAACACTTTTGCAGGTGTATTGAACGGCAAGATGCGCGTATACGTTGACCCATTCGCAACCACCGACTACGCTACCGTTGGTTACAAGGGTGCTAACGCATACGACGCTGGTGTCTTCTACTGTCCATACGTACCTCTGACGATGGTTCGTGCGGTTGGTGAGAACACCTTCCAGCCTAAGATCGGCTTCAAGACTCGTTACGGTCTGGCTTCCAACCCATTCGTTGGTTCCACTCCTTCTAACGGTCTGGCTGCTGCTAAGACTAACCAGTACTACAGAATCTTCCGTGTAGACAACATTCTGTAATATTGTCCAAACATAATAAGTGTCTATATAAATACTGGGTGGATCGAAAGGTCCACCCTTTCTTTTTTTGGAGTAAGTGATGGCACGTAAAGACACGTTGACACTCAATAAAAATTACTTACAGCCAACCGGCTTTAGAGTGATCATTGACAGAGTCAATTATCCCAACCTAGAGTTTTTTGCGCAAACCGTTTCTCACCCCGATGTGAGCTTAACGGGTCCGCAGAATCCCTATCCTAGAATCGGTAACGTGAACTTTCCGGGTGACACACTGGATTACTCAGAGCTTAACCTACAGTTCATTCTGGATGAAGATCTGAAGGGTTACACGGAACTCTATGATTGGATGCAAAGTATTGTCAACAATGACTTTGTACCACAGGGAGGTAGAACACAGAGAGTCTCCCCTGAACTTCCAACTCAAGCCGATATCTCGGTATCAATCTTGACCAGCCACAATAATCAAAATCGTAGAATCATCTACAGTGGCTGTAACCCGACTGGATTGACCGGTCTTGAGTTGACATCGATTGCATCGACTGTGGAATACATTACATTTAATGCGTCTTTCTCATATACAGGGTTTCAATTCGTTACGTAATGTGATATAATACATGCATAAAGAAAAAAGATGGCTTGTGTTTTGGGCTAGAACTGTTGGCATGCCCATTGGTATTCACGACGAAGATCAGCCAACAGACCTACCCATTAAGATGAGCGATGTTTACAGGGCGTTACTCTTTAGGACGTTCTGGATAGTGTTACACATAGTAACGTGTTTGGCAATCATAGCCGGAAATGGTAGAACATTAGGCTTCTGGTAAGGACTTATATAATGAAATTAGATCTAGAAAGCATTCTAGAGATGTGGCGTGAAGATACCGTTATCAACGAAATGAATCTGGATGAGGAATCCCGTAAGACCCCTTCTCTTCATGCTAAGTATCTGGAGATCCATGCTCTCACCAAACTGAAACTAAAAAGAGCTGAGTTGGATCAGAAAACCCTACTCAAGGATAAATGGCTTTATTACAACGGTAAGATGGATGCAGAGACCATTCAGGAAAAAGGATGGGACTTCGATCCATTCAATGGTCTAAAGGTATTGAAGGGTGATATGGATCACTACTACGATGCTGATACAGACATTCAGCAGTCAGAGGAAAAAATCACATACTATAAGACGATTATAAGTACTCTTGACGAGATCATTAACAACATACGATGGCGGCATTCAACCATTAAGAACATGATTGATTGGAGGCGTTTTGAGTCAGGTGGATAATGGAATTAAAAGCGAATACCTTACACGTACGTAAGAAGAATCACTCACAACTTCTCGTAGTATCAGAACCACAAATCGCAAATGAACTGAATGATTTCTTTTCCTTTGAGGTTCCTGGCCATAAGTACATGCCTGCATTCAAGCAACGTAGATGGGATGGTAAGGTACGATTATACGATATCAACAAGCAGGAACTTCCCTGTGGTTTGTATGAGTACCTAGATGAGTTTGTTCGTCCACGTAACTATACGATTGAACTGGATCATGACACCACATACGGCCGACCAGACAGTAGCGTATCAGTTGACCCCAAAGAACTGGCCAAGTTCATCAAATCTCTGAACCTTCCCTTTGAACCACGTGACTATCAGTTTGATGCAGTGGCTCAGGCTATCCAGTCTAAGCGACTCATTCTTTTGTCACCTACGGGTTCGGGTAAGTCTCTGATCATCTATATCCTGATACGTTGGTTCTTAGAGAACGATAACAAGCGTGCGATCATCGTAGTACCTACAACATCACTAGTGCAACAGATGTACTCTGATTTTGAGGAATACACACAGAACGATGATTTTAATGTATCGCAAATGTGTCATCGCATCTACTCTGGTATGCCTAAGCACAACGTTCCTGAGCGAGTCTTTATCTCCACATGGCAGTCGATCTATAAACTTCCTGGTACGTGGTTCGAACAGTTTGGTGCTGTGTTTGGCGATGAGGTGCATAACTTCAAGGCGAGATCTCTCACTGGTATCATGAACAAGTCCAGGGAAGCTGAGTTTCGTTTCGGTACCACAGGTACATTAGATGGAACACAGACGCATAAGCTCGTCCTGGAGGGTTTGTTTGGACGTGTCTATAATGTAACCACTACTAAAAAGCTGATGGATGCCGACACTCTGGCACAACTGAAGATTAATGTTCTCTTG